ACTCTTTCCAGCTTGTATTGCTGTTTGATAATAGGGTAAATTTGTACCATCAATTTTGACGAAAGCATCATCAGTTTGAAATCTGATGTTAGATAACCTATCTGTATGATACAAAAAGGAACGTGAATTTGGTGTGTAAGTTGAATTGCCTATTGCCAAATATGCACAATTAGCCAAAATATTTGTAAAATAACCAGTAATTGTATCGTTACTGCCTCGAATAGGTGAATAACTCAACAAGGTATTTGCGGTATCACTCATCAGGTGAACACTACTTGATACTGGATTTGTAAAATATCCACCAACTTCATTATTAGCAATATCTTGTGCTTGCCAAGTTGAAATGACTGGCGGCAAAGCCTCCATGTGTGTTACAGTATTTGCTGGAAGATTGGTAATACTAGGATCACTAAAATTAAATCCTAATGTTGCATAAACTCCGGTTGCATTGTTTACTAAAGCCATAATATATCCTTAAAACATTTCACTTAGTGGTGGAGAAGTTGGTCCGAATGGAGCAATATGTATGTGTGAATCAAAAATACTTGTATTAATCACATCGTGCATTAAAACTGAATCCATAATGGCAAAATTACCAAGTGGAGCATTAACTGATACTAAAGAGTTGATTGGTCCTAATGTAAAAATGGAACCCGGAACAGCAACTGGTGTGGGTTCTGGTACACCTAATGACAAACCGCCCGTTGCCGATGTAAAACCAAAAGCACCAGCAGAAACACCACCAAGTGGTCCAGTACCAAGTCTAGATTCAGCAGTAATAATATCGCCAGTAATAGAACCAGCAACATTTAAATCACCAGACAAATATAAGTTAGAACCTGTGTTCAATCTTAAAGCGCCACCCATGATTGGATTTGATGTGATTAACATATCAGCTTCAGAAACAAGTTCCATACCTCTAGAACCATGTGCTCTAGCAAACATATTGCCGCCAACTTCAAGATTGAAATCGTTACCAACTTTCAAGTTTAAGTCTTTAATTACATGAATATTGGCATCACCTTGAATTTCGATATTACAATTGCCTTGAATTAACACATTTTTATTACTGATAGTGATTTCATATCCATCACCGTAGACCTTATGTACTTCATCGCCATTAGGATGCATCTCAATAAAAGTACCTGAGCGATGTTGTAAACGAACACGTTCACGTTCTGGTGTATCATCTAATTCAAAAGAATGACCAGATTCTGTAACTGTTGCGTGATTATATGGATAAATCGGTTGATAATCAGTATTTGCAGCTGATTCCGGCTCTGTCCACGAATTATCATTTGCTGGTTTATCTGCCATTATGGTGTACTCTTTTTATCTGCGTTGCTTTGTGAATTTTGTGCAGCCACATTTGCTGATGTGGGTACATTAGACACCAATAATGTAGCAGCTGCACTTGCTGCGGCTTGTGTGCTTGGTGTTATTGGTTGAGATACCAAAGCCAATGATGATGATACAGAACTTGAATTAGTTTTTGCAGCACTATTAAGTGATGTTGTTGTAGATGATCCAAATGCTTGAACTTGAACAGCTTTGGCCGTTACAGCAATAGTTGCAACCTCCACTAGTGTTGAAGTTGCTGCAGCTGCCACTTGTTTTGCTGCTTGAGCAACTTCTGTAAAAGGATTATCGACTGTTTGAAAAGAATCGGTCAAAATATTAGCAACTAAATTTAATATTTTTAATAAACAAGACTCTAATACAGCATACAATCTTGCTGGCAATGATTTGATATAATTAATCATAGCCTGTGCCCACACAACAAATGCAGCGACTTCTTTTGTAAAATCCAAAATAGGATCTAAAATTCTACGTTTGAAGTCTAATATCTCATTGGCCAAACCTTTCAACCATGTGGCTGTAGCAGAAAATGTACCACTAGGATCACTTGCACCTAAGGATCTCAATACAGCACGAATGGCTTTTTGTATTTCAGCAAACTCAGCAATTAAAAATCTTTTAAGAGCGTTGTTTTTCTTCATTTCATTAGAAAAATCACACACATGAACCAATTGATTGTTCATTTTAGCGATGATTGTTCCGTCTACAATACCTTTACTAATAGAAGGTGTTGTTGTAGTTGATTTTTTAACGCCACTAGGTTGTTGTGGCGCATTAGGCTCAAAAATATTTAAAAAATTGCTTGTACTAGGTTGTGTGGTTGCTAGATTAATAGTCATTAAAGTTATCCTCTATAACACCGGGTAATACACCCATCATTATGGGAAATTGACCGCTTTCAGAATCCATAAAGAAACCAACAACCCAATCTCCTAATGATGGTGAAGAAAATGTTTTGGAATTATTTAGAGGATACATTGGATGTGCCCAAGGTAAATCTTCCGTAGAAATTTCATCACTACCATCATACCATCCAAATATACGAACTTGACAGCGACCAAGTCCTAACGGATCGGCTCTATTTTCAATCACACCAACCCACCAAACAAACCCATTGAGGCCGGCAAAATTATTTACAACTTTAGACATTTAAAACTCCAGCTGAAGTGTTTTGCCAAAGTGTAGATGAATTATCTGGAGAAGAATAGGGTTCAGTTACACTTTCTTTTGCTATTTCCAAAACAGTTTTATATTCATTCATAGTTATCATGTGCCTTACGGCTGTTATCAAATAGTTACCGGAGTAAAAAGGATCGACAATTTTATTAGTTGGACTCAAAGAGAGAATGTCTAGAGCAATGATTCTTCCAACAGTCAACGCTGGATCACCAGGTACTGATATTTTTACTCTAGTATAATTAGACAAAGCTAATTGAGCTGTTCTATAAGGTATGTAAGTCTCAGCATATATATCATTCGCCACACTACTGGCTGAAGGATCTTGTTCTTGTACATAAGGTACTTGTCTTTGGCCAAAATTAGAAAATACTAGTTTTAAAAGTGCTTGTGGTGTTTGATTTAAACCGTCTTGAAATCTATTTTGAAAATTATTTGATATAGGATACTTATTGAGCCTTACATTATTTTTATCACCAGTATACATTGCATAGTCAAAATTTGTAACCTTTTTCCTACGAGTTATAGGATCAACAGATATCAATTGATTAGCAAAAATACCAGAATTGATACCGTTTAAGGCATCAAAGGAATTCATAATCTCAATAGTTGTAATGTTATACACATCTTGTGATATATTAACTGAACTTGTGTTTTTTGGATTATAAGAATACTTGTTGTAGACGGCATTCTTTGATGTGTCCATCATAGTTTGTAAAGATTTGAAATTAAATCCAAATTTATTCTCAAAGAGCAACATATCAGCACCAGGTTTGCTATCCGATGGCCTAGCATATGTTGACATCCAATTAATAGCATCAAAAGGTTTAATTGTTGGTACTACAAAATCATAATTGCCATAGGTTGTTTCAAAATTATTATCGTTCAATTTGTTATCAGGAACATTCAAATCTGTTTTTAAAATATCTTTGACATTATCAGTAATCACTTGATGTGGATAAGCTCTACATACTTTGTATTGCTCATTCAATATCATTTCTTCAGAACAGAAGTATAAGCAATAGCTTTCTGTATACATATTGTTTTCAAATTTTCTTTTGTCAACTTTGTATACTCTAAACAATCTATCCGTACCATTAGGATCATTGGATGTTTTTGAAAAAGCCATTCTTAAAAATTCATTACCAGTCAATTGCATCAACTGAATATAACCCATGGAATCTGAAACTAAAAGATATCCAGAAATCGTATTGTTAAATATGTCTTCATGATAAGATAGTTCTAACATGATATTTTTCATGTCCATAGAACCTGCTGCTGACAATAGAACCAACGAATCTAGGGCATAGTCCTTTGGATATCTAATTCCTTGTAATCCAATAGTATCAGCCATCTTAAGCCTTCATCAATGATTTAAACTGTGATTCTATTTCACTTACATATATGGAATTGATTAGACTGATTGTTCTTTTTGATTCATTCAATTCTAATTCATAATCATAGATATTTGTGGCATTTTTTGATATAGTTTGCGTCACAACTGCACCACTAGGAAATGTTTGGCTTGTTACTCCTGTTGTAGTATTATTATAGGTGCTTTCATCAATTACGATTGTTTTTGATGTTTGTGCCAGTGAGGTGCTATCTACTGTGGTAATTGTTTGTGTGTATTGTTGTACAGTTCCTGTTGTATAAGCAATAACACTTGAAACATTGGCGGCGGCCGCAGCTTCAGCATATTTGTCTTTAATGTATGCATCAAACTGACTGGATGTTAATGGCCAATCCCATTGTGGATCTAAAATTTGATTTCCATATAAAACCAGCCAATATCTATAAGAATCACCATAATACTTTGCAGCTATTATTTCTGGTGTATCACCTTCTTGTATATCATATTGGTAAAATAATGAAGGATTTTTTAACAATGATGGTATAATATTGACTCTCTTTAAAAGATTTGTCAATATAATTGAATTGCCGTTATTATCAGAAGTTGATATTTTTGGTATAGTGTTGAAGTATAACATTATCTTAAAGTCTCGTTTAGAATTCTGGCTTTATCAACAATTTCTATTTCTTTAAAATCAAGATTCAAAGTTGTCTGTACTGGTGCACCATCTTCAAAAGCAGCCCAACCATTAGGCGCATAGTTTACACTAATATCTGTCAATACACAATCACCATATTTTGGTAAATAATCATTCTCAACACCATTGATATTAAATTTTACTCCAAAAACTGATGGTGCTTCTAAGAACATACTGTTTGATGATGTTTCTTTTCCTTTTTGAAGGCCTGGTGAAAAATGATATTTAAACATCTTAACAATTTTTGCAACAGTTTGTGCTTCATCTTTAGACCTAGGTGTGAAAACAAAAGATAAAGAAAAAGGTCGTAAACCAACGCCGTTGTACAATAATTGTTGTTGCGGATTAATTGAAAATCCTTGGCCTTTCAACAATACTTGTCCCAAAGCATCAGCATTAACACCTACTTTACCTAATACACCAGAAAAAGCTTGTGTGGCTAATGCTGTAACTGCTGGATCTGTACCAATAATATTTTTGATTGAACCTAATACGTTGTTGGTATCAATTTTACTAGCTTGGCCAATTAACTCATCAATATTACGAATTGTTGAACCACCAACACTTGTTAAACTAAAATCGGAATAATCTGAATTGTATTGTGCAGTCAAAGTATCTGGCATATACAATGAAACAACATTTCTCGTTTTAAATCTTTTTGGTGATATAGTAATATCTGTAGCTGTTCCAGAATTAATAGAATCTGGTGCTTTAACACCAAGTTCTTTTGCAGCAGATTCAAGTAAATTTGTGGTATTTGTTCCAACACTAACAGTTTGACCTTGGTCTATGTTCGATGTATTACTGTAATCGGCAGGAGCTAATTCTTTTACCGAAAAGGTTACATAGTGTGTTTTAGATGGATCGGTGGCCAAATCTGCCGGATAATTAAGCGTTTCTACACCAGAGCCTTGAAATAAAGCACTAAGTGGTCCTTTGGCGAGCTGGCTAAAAGAACCGGGTAGTGATATTCCAGCAACTGAAGTTGGTATTGAAATGATGGCCATTGATTTCTTTATAAAAAATGATATACATACTATTTATGGCATATTCAGGACGATTTACACCTACCAATCCTCAGAAGTATATTGGGGACTATCGAAATATCATCTATCGCTCATCTTGGGAGTGTAGGGTGATGACTTGGCTCGACAAAAACGATGATGTTATCTCATGGGCATCTGAAGAATTAGTTGTTCCATACATGTCTCCAATAGATAATCGTTGGCATCGATATTTTCCAGATTTTCTTGTTAAAGTTAAAACCAAGGATGGTAAGACCAAAACAATGATGATTGAGGTTAAACCTAAGTATCAGACACAACCACCGAAGCCACAAAAAAGAACAACTAAAAAATACATCAACGAAGTGGCCACTTGGGGAATTAATGAAGCCAAATGGAAAGCAGCTCAAGAGTATTGTGCTGACCGTGGATGGCAATTCAGCGTAGTTACTGAAGACCATCTCGGCCTCTAACTAAATACTCTGATGGAATCAATACTTACCAAACTAACTGAAGAACACTCGGCTGCAGATTTACAGAGATTATCTCGTGAATCTATGGTGTGGTATACTAAGAAAATTTCACAGCTGCGAAATCCAATTGCTTTGGCAAAAGGTATCAGTATGGAAAAGAGTAGATATACTAGAACCTTTATGAAAGGTAAGTTATATTACTTTTTGTATGATCCTAAGTTAAAAAACCAATTGCCATATTATGATAAATTTCCTTTGACTTTGGTATTGGAAAAGTATAATGATGGTTTCCTTGGTTTAAATATGCATTACTTGCCAGTCAAGTATAGGATTATTTTCCTTAGGAAATTGATGCAATATGCTATCCTGGATGATGAGGACGATATCAAGAGAATGAGAGTCACATATGATATCCTAAACGCATCCAAGAGATTCCGAGAGTTCAAGCCATGTGTAAAACGTTACTTGTTCCCTCACATTAGGTCTAGAATTCTGGCAGTACAACCAAATGAGTGGGAAACCTCCATGTACTTACC